TGTTGGCGATAACAAGCGTTACAAAACTGCGGCAGAGTGGCGTGGCCGCTTTGCTGAAATGTATTTTTCGGAGTAAGCTATGAAAACTATTAATCCCGCAAACACAGAACAAAAAACTCTCGCTGAGCGTAAGCGCATACCTATGAGTGTGCCGGTTCAGCGTCTTGAAGCACCCGACGTTCCTGGCTATCACCTACACTGGTTTAACGGAACTCCTGAACGAATTCAGCGCGCCATTGATGGCGGCTATGAATTTGTTGATGAACGTGATATGCAGTTAAACAGCGTCGGTCTGGGAAATGAATCAACTCATTCAGGTAATACTGACATGGGTAGCAGAGTTAGTGTAATATCAGGTCAGGAAGTGGGAAGAGACGGTCAGCCTATCCGGTTGATTCTTATGAAAATTCGCCAAGAGTGGTACGAGGAAGATCAGAAGTTAGTGGATGACCGGAATGAGCTGGTGGCTGCATCGTTACGTGGTGGCACTATTGGATCAGAAAAAGACCAAGCCAATGACACCAATCATCGTTACGTTGATAAGTCGCGGACAGCAATTCCTGACTTTTTCAAACCTAAGCGACGTGTAGTCGCATAAACGGAGATTTTTATGCCTAACGCAAATCGGCCGTCAGGGTTTACTCCTGTTCAATATTTGAACGGGGCCCCTTACAACGGCCAAGCTCGCGTGTATTCTATCGCGGCTGCTTATGGTACAGCGCTGTACATCGGAGATCCGGTGATCAGCAGCGGTACCGCGGACGCTAACGGTATTCCTGGTATTGTGCTTGGTGCTGCAACTGGTGCTTTGCGTGGAGTTATCGTTGGTCTTTACAACAGCGGTTCAACCAGTGCGCCTCCGGGCGGTGTTACTGTTGGTAACATCTTTAACCCGAACGTCAACTACAGACCAGCTTCAGATCCTAGCATCTGGTACGCAGCCGTTGCTGACGATCCAAACATTGTTTTTGAAATTCAAGAACACTCAAACGGTACGGCACTTGCTGCAACGGAGATTGGTCTGAATCAGATCAGTTATTTGGCTGCTGGTAACGGTTTTGTGTCTGGCTGGCAGCTTGCATCTGCTACTGACGCAGTTCCAAACACAACCGCAACTTTGCAGCTTCGTCTTTTGGGTCTTGCTCAAAAACCTGCGGGCACCAACGCTTTTGGTGCGTATGCTAAGCATCTTGTACAGATTAACGTACATGAACTTGGCCACGGCACCGGCGCCGCTGGCGTTTAAGGAGAACTAATCATGGCTGGTGGCGTAATTAACACAGGCTCACACCCAAAACTGCTTTGGCCGGGTGTGTATACGACGTGGGGTCAGATTTATGATTCCCACGAAAAAGAATACACCGATCTTTACGAGATCAAAATGTCAGAAAAAGCTTACGAACAGGGCGTGCAGGTTACCCCGTTTGGCCTGGCTCCCGTAAAAGCGCAGGGCGCTCCTGTGACTTACGATTCTGAAGTTCAGGGTGTTGTAAATACCTATACGCACATTGCGTATGCACTGGGCTACATCGTTACGTTTGAAGAACTGCGTGACAACCAGTACAAAGAAGTTGCAACCCGTCGTGCAGAAGGCAATGCTTTCTCAATGAATCAAACCGTCGAGAACGTAGCAGCCTTTTTGTACAACAACGCGTTTTCTACGACTTACTTCACTACTGGTGATGCGGCTGCTCTGTGCTCAACCTCCCACGTCAATGCGACTGGCGGTACGTACAGCAATGCGTTGTCTCCGGCGGCGGACCTGTCGGAATCTGCGCTGGAAGACCTGACCATTCAGATCATGGGTGCTCAGAACGATACTGGCTTGCTGATTAACATCATGCCGGAATCGCTGCATATCTCTCGTAACGAGTGGTACAATGCGAATCGTATTCTCCAGTCGGTCTTGCAGTCAAACACTGCTAACAACAACATTAACGTGTTGAAGGCTACGAATGCGTTCCCGAAAGGGATCAAGATGAATCACTATTTTACCAGTGCTCATCCTTGGTTTGTTCGTACTAACTGCCCGAACGGCATGACGTTTTTCTGGCGTGATGAGCCGATGTTTGATCAGGACAATGACTTTGATACCAAGAATGCGAAGGCAGCTTCGTATATGCGGTTCTCGGTCGGTTGTACTGATCCTCGCGGCATTTACGGCAGCAACGGACCGTAAAGTACAGGCTAGTAAGCAGACTGCTAGCCCTGTGTGTACGTCTGTTATGCTAAAATAATGGACGTACACACACAACGAGCAGTTTGAGTTAGTAAGAGTGTGCTGGCACCTCCAGCAAGGCAACACGCATTAGCGGGGCTAGAACCCCCGTTACACTTAGGAGCTTTTATGAATCCGATTGGAAGTCCAACTAATTTTCCACAAGGTTTTGCTAACGGACTGTCTGTTCGTGGTATGCCTTTGCTGCAGATGCAACCTGGGCAAGTGTTTTTTGTGGACAACTCGGCTACTTTAAACCCGAATGCAAAAGCTGGTTCTAACGGCAATCGCGGAACTTTTCTTGACCCGTTTGCTACGCTAGACTATGCAATTAACACAGCTTGCACTGCAGGCCGTGGTGATATTGTAATGGTTATGCCAGGCCATTATGAAAACATCAGCAACGCAACCACGCTTTCTTTTAACAACTCTGACGTTGCAGTAGTTGGACTTGGCGCTGGTTACTCGCGTCCTACTCTTGTTTTTGATACGGCTACGACTGCAAACATCCAGGTTCGTGCGTCATCTTGTTCAATCCAGAATTTTTTAATTTTGAACAACTTTGCAGCTATTGCTTCAAACTTTACTGCAGTTACGTCTAGCTTTACTGGCGTTATTGCTGCTGGTACGCAGGGCAGTGGCGCCGTCTTAACCGTAAGTGCTTTAACTGGTACCGTTTATGTTGGTGCTGCAATTGCAGGAACTGGCGTTGTACCAGGTACTCGCATTCTTTCACAAATTTCCGGCACCACCGGCGGCGTTGGAACGTATCTTGTAAGCAACCCGCTTGCAGTATCTTCTACTTCTATGACTGCCCTTCCGGTTGACTTTGCAATTGACAGCTGCGAATTCCGTGATCTTAGTTCTTCGTTAAACGCCCTTACAATTTTTACCAGCACAACTACGGCAAACAGCGGCGACGGTTTTCAATTCACAAACAACCGCGTTACCAACCTGGGAACTACGGCGGCTACCACCGCAATTAAAATGCTGTCTGTTACGGATCGTTGTAAGATTTACGGAAACTTTGGCGTTTCTGCAATTCTTAACGACACCGCTTGCATTCTTGCAGCCGGTGCTAATAACATGACAGCTTTTGATTTTGGTAAAAACGTGTGGGAGCGTCCAAATACATCCTCTACTGGTGGCAGCTTTGTTAGCACTTCTGCAACTGGTTGGACTGGTCACGCTTATGACAACTACCTGTACCAGGTAGATGCCACTGCAGGTATTTGGATTGCAACCGGTACTGGCGGTGCGTTTGGTTTCAGCAATAACTTCTCCCCAATTACCGGCGCTGTTGATAAATCTGCTTTGATCAACCCCGCCGCTGTTTAACTTTAAAGGAAATCTGAAATGAACATTTCTGATCTTAACGCACAAGGTCTGGTTTACACCGCTTCTAACCAAGCGGCTGCTACCGTTACCTTAATCAACACCAGCACTGCAACCGGCTTTATTCTTAGCAATCCGTGGGGTAGCGGCAAAAAGTTGGTGCTGTGGAACGTGGAGTTTAACTACACTACGGTGCCCGCTGCAGCTTCTATTGTTTTCATTGCCACCTCAGTTGCGCCAAGTCCAACTGCTCACGCTAGTACAACTGGCATTACGGTGTATTCTGCTGCCGGCCTTGGTGCTTCTACTACTTCGGTTGCTCGTGCTTACAGTGCGTCAACTACTCCTAATCTTCCAGCGTATACGCGTGCTTTGGGTTACTCGCCAACTACGCCCGCTACTACCGGTATGGTTACTGTAGCTGCAATGCTTGAAGGTGCTTTGATTCTTGTTCCAGGCACTTACATGCAGATCAGTTACATTACTACCGCACCCGTTGGCATAGCTGGCGCTGTTTGGGCTGAAGTTCCCGCGTAATTTAACGGATAGGGGAAACTTCGGTTTCCCTTTTCTAAGGAGTAACAATGGCAAATTACATTGAAAATTGCATCGTAAACGAAAGTGAAAGTACTCTTACTGTTCACAGTTTTATTCGCAGTGACGGTGCTACAGGTGAACTGGTTAATGTTCCAATCGTGGCTGCTTCAGAATTTAACCCTCCGCTTGGCCTTGGACAGTACATGTCTATCTACGAAGTGTGGTATCAACTGACTAACTTTACCCTGGCTCTTTCGTGGGCAACGCTAACGGGTAGCACCCCCTTTTGGTGTCTTGTTCCTAGCACAGACAGTCAACAAGATTTTAAAGCCGTAGGTGGTATGATTGACAGCAGTGGAATGTACGCACAAGGTGCTTTGCTTATGAGCACTACGGGTTTTACCACAAGTTCTGCTTACGGTTCTTTTATATTTCGTATGCGTAAACACAGCGGTAATACCCCTGCTTACAAAAACGTAGGTATTCCAAACGGTGTACCGCCTGGTGAGACCTACGCCAGCTTGTCATGAAAAGTTACCCAAAAGCCCCGTTTTTCTACGGACAAGCTGTACTTAGCGGTGCAACAAAAATTGTTGACGCTAATCCTCAGCGGTCCGGTTGCATCTTTATCAACATGAGTAACATTGACATTTACTTTGGTGATTCAGCTGTAACTACGAGTACGGGGCTTTTACTCCTGGGTGTGAAAGGAACAGGAATATCCATTCCTACTACAGGGGAACTTTGGGCAATTCCTGCCAGCGGTAACCCTACGGTTTCTTGGATGGATGTTTATCACTTTATGAGGACTATTATATAATGGCTGCTCCTAGCGCAGTACAGGTTTTTGCAAAAAACATTAACCAATTTAAGTTGGACGATTTAACCAGTGCTAACATTCGACTGGCGCTTGTTAGTAGTGCTGCAACTGTGGATACTACAGTTACTGGTAACACAGTGTGGGCAAACTTAAGTACTAATGAAATCTCGGGGGGCACTGGTTACACCTCGGGCGGTTATTCACTAACGGGCAGTAATGCAGTTAGTGGTACCACCGGTTATTACTTTACTTCCGGCAACGCAAGCTGGACAGGCTCTGGCGCTGGTATATCAGCTTGGCGGTACGGAGTTTTGTATTATTCCGGTACGCTGTGGTCGCTGACGAATCCTCTCATTGCCTATTTTGTTGGCGACTCTGCGCCGGCAGATGTACCATTAACAGCGGCAGGTAACATTCTCCAGGTTACTTGTCCTGCTGCTGGCTGGTTTACGGTTTTGCGGACGTAACATGATTAACGCAGATGAAACTTTAAGCAACCTAGTAGGAACTGTTGGCGAAGTTCAAATGACAGTTCAGATTATTCGTAAAGCTACAAATAAAGTTGAAGAGTTTAAATTGACTGGCTTTGTAGATGAAGCTAAACTAAGGAGCTACAAAATGTCCGAAGAATTAATTGAACCACAAGCAGAAACTGTTGCTGAAGTACCGTTTGTTGAAGCGCTGCCTGAAGTGCAAGTAAAAACAATATCTGTTGATGTTGACGGTGTTATAACTACCCGTACTTACTCGGATGGCGCTGTTCAACGTAACGTGTGGGAAACGCCCGAACAGGCACAAGAATATAAACAGTCAGTTTTTAAAGTGGAGGGTTTGCAGTAATGGCTGTTACTCATAGCGTTGCAGCAAGAAACACAGCAACTGACAGTGTAACTTTGCTGATTAACGCTTCTGGTGCTGGTAAATTAGTATTTCGCATTTCACCAAGCACTGTTACAGCCACCGGAGCCGCTGTTGCCACACTGACCTTTAGTACTACCGCTTTTGGCGCATCAGCAAGTGGAACGGCAAACGCTAATCCAATTACGTCGGACACGAACGCAGCGGGTAACGCTTCTCAGATAGCTTACGCAACTTTTGAAACATCGGCTGGCACCGTTATTCTTCAGTGCGCTGTTGCCGGCTCTGGCTCTGACATTAATATGTCTGGTGGATTGACTGTTGCAGCAGGAGATACTATTACCTGCACATCGCTTACTTATACGGCACTGGCAGCGTAAAACGTGGCTTCGCCTTCTATACAGTTAATAGGGTCTGTATTTACTACAGCCAGCGGCACTAAGTCGGCTGTAGGTTCTTTTGCTTCCAATGTTGGCGATTTAATTGTTATCGTTACTGCGCATACTGGTAGCACTTCATCAGTTGCCCCAACAGATAATAACTCTGGCGGTGCAGGAGCTTATACCAGAATAAATACCTGCGTAAAAGCAACTAGTCTCGACACTATGGAAGTGTGGGTTCGTACTTCTCTTATTGCTGCAGCAACAATTACCACATTTACGCAAGCGCCTGGAACTACTAGCGGCGGTGGTTTGTTAGTTTTTCAAATTACTAGTACTGCCGGACTTAAAGCAGGTGCTTCCGGTATCCGTCAGTCTGCGGTTCAAAGCAATCAGTCAGCATCAACTATACCAGCGCCCGTTTTAGGCTCTACCCCGATTAGCCAAGACGGAATAATTACTGCTGTTTTTAATGCAACTAATCCCGCTGGCGTAACTCAACGCTCGGGTTACAGTTTACAAGCGAATCTTGGTTACATTACACCCACTACAGGTATCGCGTCCGCTACAAAAAATAGCGGTGAAACGTCTGCAACAATTACATGGGGAAGCACGTCGGCAACTGCTTTTTGTTCGCTTGCAATTGAAATTGATACAAGAGCAACGCACACCAGCACAGGCAGTTTAACGGGCGCAGGTTCTGCCGTAAGTAACATGGTCGTGGATGCGCTTGTTGTTGGCGGTGGTGGGGGAGGTGGTGGCTACAACAACACAAGCGGCAGTTCTTTTGTCGGCGGCGGCGGAGGTGCTGGCGAAGTTAGATTACTGTCTAATTTTGCTGTTTCTCAGGGTAACTCTTTAACAGTAACCGTTGGCGCTGTTGGCTCTGGTGGCACAGCCGGTGCAGGCGGTAGTGGCACAGCATCGGTATTTTCTTCGATTTCCGCAGCCGGTGGAACTGGCGGTGATGGGT